GTGCTTCCGGCACCACGGCGCGATGCCGTGAAAGGCGCAGTGGAAGCATGTCCCGCACGTCGGGGCTTCCTGAATGTAGGGCGCGTGCCAGCAGTGCATGCGGTAGTCGCACATCCCGCACTCGCGGGCGTCCTTGCCGTAGGCCTTGATCTCCACGTCTGCGGAGATGATCTCCCGCGCCTTCTCGACCAGCGCGTCGAACTCCCGCTTCTGGAAGTGGACGCGCTCGGTCAGGATCTCGCAGGTGTTCTTGTTCATCACCACGAACAGCGCCCTGTCCAGCCCAGCGCATCCCATGTACATCTGCACCTGCGCCGCGTACTCCGGCGAGGTCTCGCAGATGCCGTGCTCCTTGAAGAGCTTGAAGCGGGATGCCGACGCCGACTTGATCTCCAGTATGTGGGGCCTGCTGGTCACGCCTTCTATGATGCCGTCGCAGTGGCCCCGCAGGAGGCCGTTCAGAAGCTCGAAGCTCCGCTGGCGGTCCTTGACGATGTACCCCGCCTGCTCCAGCCACTTGAGCGTCTGGAGCTCCACGGCGTCGCCCATGGAAAAGATCATCTGGACGCGCCCCTCAAGGGCGGTCGGGGTGTAGCCCCTGAAGCCGTACCAGATCTTCCTCCGGCACGTCCCGCCGATGCCGGACATGCCGAGGTAGGAACGCACCCCGCTGTCCTTGCGCCATCGGCTGGCGGCCTCGTACATGGCCTCCGCCACTCTGTCAGGCAGCTGCGCCATCTTCTCCCTCCTCGAACCGTTCGATGTTCCACCACTTGCCCGCCCTGTCCTTCTTGATGACGGCCCATGCAGGCTTCCGCAGCTCGCCAAGGCGTTCCCGCGCCTCGTCCAGCGTCTTCGGCGGGGCAGAGTCGGCAAGGCGCATCCATGCCAGCTCGGCCTTGTGCTCTGCCCACGGGCCGGACTGCCCCTCGACGTCGAGGAACATCCGCACCTGCTCCGGCAGGCCTCCAGTGCCAAGGTCAACGACGAAGGACAGGGCGACCATGCTGTTGCCCTTCTTCGAGACGAACCACGGGTCGGCGCTCATGGAGAGCACCTTCGCCTTCACGGGGCCGGACGGCGCGGGCTTCGCCTGCGGAACCTCCCGCAGCTCCACGGCATTCGCCTCCTTGAAGACGAAGCCGCAGTGCGGGCAGACCACGGACGAAAGCGGAACATCCATGAGGCATCGCGGACACTGGGTTGTCTCCGGCGGGGGCCATTCGTAGCCGCAGGCCTCGCAGAGCTCCGCGCCCGCCTTGTTGATGAAGCCGCACTCGGGACACTTGCGCCCCGGCACGACCTCCGATTCCGGCCCGTTCTTCCATTTGACCCTCGGCTCCTCCGGCCTGCCGTGCTCCTTCCAGTTGCCCGAAAGGTCGAGCATCAGGCAGTCCGTCTTGCCCTCGTGGGTGCGGAGGCCTCTGCCCGCCATCTGGACGTACAGGGCGGCCGACTTCGTGGGCCTGCACATGACCATGCAGTCCACGCTGGTGCAGTCCCATCCTTCGGTCAGGACGCCCACGTTGCAGAGCACTTCGATTTCCCCGCGGTCGAAGGCGTCCAGAATGCGGAGGCGCTCGCCATGGGGCATCTTGCTATGGACAGCCTCGCTCGTCCTGCCTGCCCTTCGGAATGCGTCCCGCAGGGCTTCGGCATGGGCTATGCTGACGGCGAAGGCCACGACGCGCCTCCTGTCCGAAGCGTGGCGGGCAAGCGCCTCGACCGCGCCGTGGACGTGGACGCCCTCGCTCATGCGGTCGGAAAGCTGGGCCAGGTTGAACTCGCCCTTGCTCGTCGAGACGCCGGACAGGTCCGGCTCGGCGGCCGCGAAGATGCGGAGCGGAACCAGATAGCCCTGCTCCTGCAGGTCGGACGTGCCGATGCTGTAGCAGAGGCTTCCGAACCAGTTCTGCTCCGGCGCTCTGCATCGGTCGCCGTAGATGTAGCCGTGGCCCAGGCGGTACGGGGTGGCCGTGACGCCCAGCAGGCGCATCTCGGGGTAGTAGTCCCGCAGGGTCTCCACCAGCGTCCTGTACTGGCTTTTCGAGTCGGCAGGAGGCAGGCGGTGGCACTCGTCCACGATAAGCAGATGAATGGCGGGCGTCTCCCCTATCCGGCGCACCAGCGTCTGCGGGGAGCCGATGACCACTGGCCTGCCCAGCTCCACGCTGGAGCTTGCCGACTTGCAGGCGATGCCGATGCTGTCTTCGCCTTCGGGCCAGACCTTCAGGAGCTTGTCGCGGGCCTGCCGGACCAGCTGCTCCCTGTGGGCGAGGATGCCTATCCGCATCTGGTAGCGTTCCATGCAAGCCTTGACCAGAGCCGAGAAGAGAATGGTCTTTCCGGCTCCGGTCGCGGCCTGGAGCAGGACGCTCCTATCCGTCCTGACTGAAGCCAGAACGGATTCGAGGGCGTCCTGCTGATATGGCCTGAGCTCTACCACGGCATCTGGCTAGAGGGCTGGGGCTGGGCCTGCGGAGGCACGGGAGCCTGCGCGGGCTGGACGATGGAAGCGCCCGCCGCGCCGATGGGCTTATAGGAATTTATGTTCTGATAATCCTTGCCGTCCTTGGTGCGGATGCTGACCTTGATGGTCAGGGCCTTGCCCAGAAGCTCGTCGGTGTCGCCCGGAATGTTGGGGTTGAGGCCCAGCGCCTTGCGGATGCTCTTGAGACGGCTGAAGGCCATGTTCTGGAACTTGGGGTCGCTGTCCCAGAGGGAGAGGCTGTCGAAGGTGACCGCACCCGTGCGGGGGCCGTCCTGCACCTTGTACCAGAGGCTCAGGTACTTGTCGCCGGAGGGCCATTCCTTCAGTTCGGCGTTGGCGATGGCGACATGGTACTCGCCGGGGGAGAGGAGGTCGCGGCCAAATTCGGAGACGTTGGTGAGGTCGTTGTTGCCGAGGTTCATAGTTCACTTCCTTTGCGATGCGTCTTGCATTGCGGCTGAGGGTTGCAGGCGTCTTGCATTGCGACTTGCGTTTGCGTGCTATGCCGAGGCCAGAATCTTGTTCTTGACGTGCAGGAGGTTGGGCTTCTCCAGAGGATTGAGCCGTCCGCTCCTGTCCTTCGCGAGGCCAACGGGGTCGTTGGTCTTGAACGCGAGGTATTCGGTGCCGTCCTCAAGGCGCTGGCGCTCGAAGACAAGGCTTTCGTCGAAGTAGCTGGTGAGGCGGTTCTTGAGGCCCGTGCCGGAGATGTCCGGCACTGGGAAGCGCCTGTTGAACTCGTCCTTGTCGATGGCGATGAGGCAGGAGAATGCCACCGAGACGTCCGGCAGGTCGCGGAACGTCTTGATGATGTCCGTCATGGTAGCGGTGTATTCTGCCCACATCTTGAAGCTGTCCGTCTTGCTGGGATACTTGCTCTGGAGGTCTTCGGCGCACCTGGCCGCGATTTCGGTCAGCGAGTCGATGAAGATCCAGCGGTAGCCCGCCTCCTTGAAGGCGGGGCTTTGGCAATACTGCAGGACTTCGCGGAACTCGCCGATGGAGCGGATTTCGAAACCCTCCACCTTTCCGGCCGCCACGAGTTCGCGGCAGGAGAGCAAGCCCGACTCGGCAGAGAGGACAAGGGGCTTTTCCGGCGCAAGGCCGGAGTCCACCCACTGGCCGTCCTTCCACTCCTGCCCCAGCAGGCACCTTATCTGGGAAGTCTTGCCGATTCCGGCAGGGCCGAGGATGAGGCAGCAGATGCGGTCGGTGCTCTGCGCCGTGATTGGTCTAAGCATGGCTATGACTCCTTGAGAAAGTCGAGGATGGCGATGTGCTCGGGCGCAACGGCCCTGCCCGTCTCGAAGCGCACCATGGCAGGCAGAAGCTCCGGCATACGCTTCACGATGTCGATGCGTTCGTTCTCGCCAACGCCTAGACGCTTCGCGAGGAAAGCCGCATATTCGTCGTGATTGCATGTGCTGAAGCGTTCCACGATCCCGCGCACGGAATGGATGTTGTGCCTGCGGGCGTAGTTGCGGAGAACGATGGCTCCTGCGCGGAGCGACCACTCGGGCGACTCGAAGATGGCGTGGCCGTGAGCGTCGATTCCGCACTGCCCTTTCCAGTAGTTGGGCTTGCCGTTCGGCGTCTTCACATTGACGTAGTTTCCGGCCTTCCTGCTCAATGTCCCCGCCTTGCCGACCGCAGGGGCGGGTGCAGGCTTGGCCTTGAGCTTGGCCTCCAGCTCGGCGCGGATGCTCTGCGAGGCGTCCAGGCGGCGCTGAAGCTCCTGCGCCCTGTCGTGCCACGCCAGCGCCCTGCCCTTGAAGGCTTCGGCGCTCTGGACGGCGCGGTTGCCCACGACGATTCCGCCCACGGCGGTGAGCATGGAGCCAGCAACGAGGAGGGCCAGCAGGCCCCTGCTAGCGCCCGACATGGCCCTTGCTCCCGTGCTGGCGTTCGCATCTGACTTCGACTGAGCGGTAAAAACCCTTGCGCCCTGTCTGGGTTTCCTGCCACGCCCACTCGCGGGCCATGAGCTTGGCATCCGCTTCGCTTTGGAGCTGGCAGGCGTCAAAGGTAGGATAGCTCTCGCCCTCGGCTTCTACAATCTCGCCGGAGGCGAGCGTGAGGGCAAAAATCGCTGTATAGACAAACGGCATTGCCATGGGGTATCTCCTTGTCGCTTGTTGAGTATTGTTGAGTATTGTTGATGCTTACGCTGAAGGCCCTGCGGTTCGCTCCCGCGGGGCCTTCAAGCATCTGTGCTAGCCGATGCGCTGGAGCGAGATGCAGGCGCGGTCGAGCAGAATGCAGGCATCGCTGAGGGCGTTGATGTAGTCGGGATCGTCTTCGGCCCCGTCCTCCACGGCGTCCTCTTCGGCGTCCGTGAAGGAGGCCAGCTCCTGCAGGAGGTCGGCAACGCGGCCGCGCAGGATTTCGGCCTGCGTGTAGTTGAGGCTACGCATCTTCTTCCACCTCCTCATCGTAGGTGAGGGCTGGGATGGACGCCATGGCCTGCTCGCGGTCGCGGACAATCTGAAGCCAGAGATGGACGAGGGCCGTCTGCTCCGGCGAGTTGTAGGGGTGCTCGCAGGCAAGGTCGGAAATTTCGAGCGCCAGACGCTCGAGGCGCTCCAGCGCATCGTGGGTGCGCTCAAGAACGGTCATCTTCATGGCGCGGCCTCCTACTTTTCGCAGATGTGCTGGATATGGACGCGGGCCGTGGCGAAGGCCTTCAGTTCTCCGGCCTTCTCCGCGATGGAGAGGCGCAGGTCGTTGAAGTCCATGTTGCGGAGGTCGTTTGCGGCCCAGCTCAGATAGTTGGCCCTGCCGTATGCGTCTGCTTCGGCGTTGTCGAAGTCGGCCAGGCGGCGCTTGAGGGTATGCACGGCGTCTTCCAGGCGGGAGATTGCCGTCAGCAGGGCGTCCCTGCCGAGGTCGGTGGCGATTTCGATGTCGCTGCCGTTGAAGTTCAGAAGGTGCTGGAGAGTTTCGTTGCTGGTGGTCATGGCTGGTTCCCTTTGACGTTTTGGAGCCGCCTCCCGTGGTGGAAGACGGCCCCTGTATGTGAATTGGTTGATGTAGTCCGGTTTCGCGTTGGTCGCCCAGCTTTGTCATGCTGAGCGTGGAGTCTTTCGCGCTCCCTGCTGTCCCCCGGCTTTCGCCCGACCAGTTTTGCTGGCCACTCTCTGGCTGGCCCTCTCGGAACCATGCCCTTTCTAGGGTGCCCCATGAATCGGGGGCGGTATCTGCCTTGCGGTTCCGGCCTTCTGGCCTTCTTCCTGCTTGGCAAGTCCCTTTTATACAAAAACGTATAGCAAGGCAAGCGAAAAATGCAAAAATTTATAAATTTCTTCCCTGCGGGTATCCGAGGGCGCAAAAAAAGGCCCCTCCCCGAAGGGAAGGGCCTGTCCTGCCTTGATTGACCGGAGCCTACGGCCTGCTCTTCATTACCTCGACCCCGCCTGGGCCACCTTTGGCTACCTCCTCGCCCATGAAGACGATGCGAGTGGTGACGGGGCCTCCGCGCAAGCACTGCTCAACGCCTGCGAGACTGCCGATCAGCTTGCGCTGTTTTTCGTAGGACATGGAGTACCAGCCTTTCTTCCATTGGTAGTAGGTGGTCACGTTGACGAACTTGCGGGTTGCCAGCCCGCCATGGACTATCGAGTCAACGATGCTCTTGGCCTCGGCCTTGTCGCATTCGGCCCCGGCGCATACGGGGGCCAGCGCAACCGCGCCAGCCAGCAGAAATCCGGCTATCCTCTTCATGCGGTCCTCCTTGCTAGACCATCTGCCAGACCCAGACAACGCGCCCGACCACGGCCCGCTCCCGCTGCTCGATGGGCAGGCTCTTCGGCGGGTATGCGGGGTTGTCGGAAACCAGCTCCAGCGAGTCCTCGCCGCCGATTTTCAGGCGCTTGATGACGCGCCCGAACGGGGGGACGTCTACCAGATAGACGCCGCCTTCCGTCAAGTCGCCGTCCGGCGGGACAACGCCGACGATGGAGCCTTTCTTGATGGTCGGCTCCATGCTCTCGCCCTCGACTGTCAAGGCGACCAGATCGGGCTTGTCGTACTGGGGAAGCACCTCCAGCATGGAAACAGGCTCGGCCGCCCAGAACTCGTGCGGCTCTCCAGCTCCTGCCGAACCCAGAACGGGAACGCGGGGCAGGTTCTGCCCCTCGACGGCCTCCACGGGCGCGTTGGGGCCAAGCCTGCGGATGGTCGGGGCGCTCTCCTGGAACGCTTCCCAGCCGAGCTGGTCGACGATGGCCGCGACGTTTTTCAAGGTGGGCGACTTCGTGGCCCCGGACATGATCCGGCTCAATGCGTTCTGCTCGATGCCGCACTTGACGGCGAAGTCCTGCTGCCAGCCTCGCCCGCCTGCCTCGGCCTGCTCCCGCAGGACGGCGTAGAATTTCTCCTCAAAGCTCATGGGGTGCCTCCTTATCCTTTTATACGTTTTTCGATAGAGCTGGGCAAATGCCCGCACGGATAAACCGCTTGCCTTTTTATCGAAAACGTATAAAATGCCCCCATGAAGATGCAAATTTCAATTTTACGCTCCCCGCTCAGGGGAGCGGCAGGAGGAACGCCGTGACAAGCCAAGACCTGAAGGCCGCGATCAGCGTCCTGCTGGCAAGCGGGCGGGCCAGCCAGTCGGAGCTGGCGAAGCGCTCCGGCGTGGCCCAGGCCATCATCTCCCGCTTCGTCAACGATCCCGACGCCGGAATCACGCTCGACAACGCCTGCAAGCTCGTGGCGGCGATCAACGCCGGAGGCTTTTCCGGCAGGACGGACGGACGCGGCAGGCCAGCAAAGATTTCCCCTGCCGAGGCGCAGGCATAGGACGGCATGATGAACCCCTTCGAAGGCTACACGGCCTACGAGGCCGCCTGCGCCCTGCGCGAAGCTGGCTTCAGCGTCTTCCCGCTCCATGCGCGGTCGAAGCGCCCCGCCATCCCCTCATGGAAGGAGTGGCAGGCCAAGGCACCCAGCAGGGAGCAGATGGAGGCATGGAACTCGGCCTGCCCAGGCTGCAACTGGGCCGTGGTCTGCGGAAGCGTCTCCTCCCTTGCCGTCTTCGACAGCGATAGTCCCGAAGCTGAGGAATGGCGGCAGGCGCACGTCAACAGCTCGCCCGTCCGCGTCCGCACCTCCCACGGCTGGCACTGGTGGTTCCGCTACCCTGAAGACGGCCTCGGCAACGCCAACCTCCGCTTCCGCGACGGCGTGGCCGCCGACGTCAAGGCCGAAGGAGGCTACGTCGTGGCCCCGCAATCGGTGCATCCCGACGGCACGGTCTACGAGCTCGACTTCATGGACGGGGCCACCGACTTCGAGTGTCTGCCGGAACTCGCCATCTCTTCCGGCACCGCCAGCATCGACCTGTCAGGCGTCAGGCTGGACAATGTGCAGGCGAAGCACGCGCCCGTGCCGGAAGGCGGACGCGACAACTTCCTCGCCAGCTATG